CTCCAACCTCATTTATACAAAACTCAAGTAAATCGTTATCCTCAACACTTGGGTTAATTATATGTATATATTCTTTTATCCTAGCGATTTGTTTATCGTCCATATTAACACCTCCTTATAGTAGACTGGCTTTTCTAAATTATTCAGCGTCTTTATTTTCGTCGACTTTATCAGCTTTTTTATCAGCCTTTTTGTCGTTGATTTTTTCGTAGATTTCGCTATGCTTTTCGTATTGTTCGATAAGCTCTTTGTTTGTAACTGTTTCAATTACACCAGTTCTTAAATCTTTAAATCTCATTTTATCCACCTTTAACCTTTCTATATATTTGCGTTATTTTCGCTTAATTAAGCAATAAACTTAATTAAGTCAGGCATAACAGCTTTTGTACCTTTTGAGAAAAATAATTCAAGTGCAATATCGTTTGATAGTGGTATTTTTTCAGCGTCGTATTCGTCAGTAGTTACTAATTGACCTACGGCACCGTCTATCATACATATCATAGATTTAGTTTGTCTATGGTTAGAGTAAATACGTACTTTGTGGAAATATTCGTCAGTTAAACCAGTTAAAGAGTTTGGTACGCTATCGATATAGTTTAATAATTGTGAGTATACTGTTGGTGTAACAGTTACAACTAACATATCTCTATCTACACCGTCTACCCAGTCATTAACAGTAGTTTCAACAGCTACAATTAACTCCTCTAATTTTTTAGCTATATCAGTAGCTCCAGCTGTTGGAGTAATAGCTGTACCCTCAGCCTCAGCTTTAGCAAAAAATTGAGTATCTAAGTAAGCTATCATACGTTTAATGTGGTTAGCTTTTCTCTTTTCAGCCATACCAGTTATACCGTATAACTTAATATCCTTTTTAGCGATTTCCTCAACGATTTCCTTATCAGTATCTACGTTAATAGTTACTTTACCAGTATTTTTTAACTCGTCTCCTTTTCCACCAGCTCTAGCTGTACCTAAATCATTGATAGTAGCATTTTTAAATCTATCGATTTCTACACTACCAGTACTAGGGTCTCCACTATAATTTTTATTTTTAATTTGTTCACTAATTGCACCTTTTTGTACAGCCTCAATTACTTCTCCGTAAGTTTCGGCTAATTTATCTTTATCATTATCATTTATATAAATGCTTAAAGCGTCTTGTCTTGCCATTATTACATCACTCCTTTATTTAATTTTTGGCATTGTCTTACGACATTAAAAAGCTCCAACTATTTTTTTAGACTTGTTGGCGTCGTCATTGTTATTAGAAAAGTCTTTTGGCGGAGTGCCTTTTAATTTATCAGTTACACCAGTCTCTACCGACTTGTTGTAAGTTTTTGCTAGTTTTTCCACGTTTTCTTTAGTTTTGTTTGCGTCTAAGTCAACTACAAAGTCCACTAAGTCAATAGGGATATTTTTAGCACTAAGTAACTCTTGAGCCTCTAAACGTCTCTCACGTAAAGTAATATCGTCCTCACGTGCTTTTAGTTCAGCCTCATATTTACTTTTAGCCTCCTTTTCTCTTTCGTCCTCAGTTAATTTAGCTTGTCGTCTTTCCTCGGCAATAGCTTGAGCGACAGCGTCTTTAATAGCTTGGTCGTTCTTAGCTTTTTCCTCAAGTCTAACTTTTCCAGCTAAATTATCCATATCCGCTTGAGTAAAGGTTTTACCAGCGTTTTTGTCCTCCTTATTGCCAGTATCAGCTGTATTTACTGGCGGAGTAATTTGTTTGTTATCATTTTCCATATAACTATCCTCCTATCCGTTTTACGCCCGTCGGCTAGATTTTTTGTATAAAAATAAGACGCATATTTTTAAATATTTGCGTCTTAGCTATACCAACATTTAATTTGTAACCTCCAAACCTCATTTGGTTACGTTCTCGCCCCATTTTCTTTGGCTTACTTTATATAAATCTATAATAAAGGGGGTTTTACATCTAAAAACTAATAATAGATAAGGTCAAACGGCGAGATTTCCAAAAAATTAAGCGATTATTTTAAAATCGCTTGTATCCTCTAAATATTTATAATATTTTTCTTTTATTTCATTTGGAGTATTTGGTTTAAATACATACTCGAGTTTATCCTCGTCATATATTAACCATACCTCTATATCTTTTGGTATTTCCATATTATACTCCTTTCTCTTTTAGGTACTGTGTCATAGCTTTACCCAGTACATTTGGGTTACCGCACTCAGCATTTGCGAAACACTCAGCGAAAAACTCGTATGAGTTTGTTTTACCATAACGACTAATATAATCAGTTAAAACAAAATTAGGGTCTATATCGTGGGCTATTTTTAATATATCTTGGGCTATATCGTGTACAATTTGGTTAGTATACTTACGTGTGATATTTTCCGTTTGTGATATAGCGTATTTAACATCATATTTACCCGTTTTATATTTCTCTAATTTCTCGGTTACTTTTCTTAACTCGTCGGCGTGAGATAGGTTATAATCGTTTATCAGCTTACACTCAATAGCGTGTCCGTATTCGTGTGTAATTGTATACACATCATAGTACTTTTTATCGCAAGGCATATGCCAATTTGATTTAATACTATCTCCAGTCCTAGTTACTAACTCGTTATAGTCTTTATATCTAAAGTTATTAACGCTAAAATCAACATTGTCAATTTTATAGTTATATTTAACTTGAGCGTCAGTACTAAAACCAAGTAGCTCGTTGTTAATAGTTGTACCTTTTTCTTTAAAAAACTTATCCATACTTGGATACTTTTTATTTAATTCATTTAACCTATTAACAGTAACACTATGTAATTTACTATCAATTTTGTCATTTATATTGTCGATTATGCTATTTTTAGGCTCATTTTTAACAGTTTTTGGCGTTTTATTGTTATTTTGTGGTGTTTTTTCAACAGTTTTAACAGTTTTTTTGTTATTTTCGACATTTTGATATTGTTTTATCCAGTCTCTATAACTAATATTATCTATTAACTCAGTTTGACCCGTTTGTGGGTTTCTAGCTCTACGTTGTAGGTCTTTTTCAGCCTCTTTACCTAGGTATCCCCTAGTCGTACTACGACAGTTGGGGTGTAGGGGAGGGTAGTTATAACCCTCCTCACGCTCGCTATACTTAAACACCTTATTATCCATAGCTTGGCACATCTCACTTGTCCTACTATCTAACGTAGCAACAAACACATACTCGTCGACACCCATTTCCTCGTACGCCATAGCGTCAACCTCATTATTAAAGTGGTTGGTTTCAGTTCTTATTAGTCGCTCAGCGTAGTACTTGCCAACATTAAATCGGTCTCGTATTTGTTTAGCTGTAAGCTCCATACTTTGACCGCTTAACATAGCACCACCTAGTATTTGGCTTAAATTATTAGCCAGTATATCAGTATTACCCCATATACGTTGGCTATAATTTTTACCACTCCAAGGGTCTTGTAATAATGCGTCTATCATATTGTTATCGATAGTGGCAAAATTAAAAGCGTAGCCAGTACCCATTTGAGTATCATACATTGTCTTATAATAGTTTTGATTTATTACACCCTTATAACACATTGTATTTTGTAACTCCTCTTTAGGGTATATCATTTTAGCCTTAGCATAGATTTGAGCTTGTAATTGCTCTAGTCTACTTATACGGCTCTTATAATTATCTTTAATGTATTTATCTAAGCCTTGGCGTTTCATTTGCTCCCAAGTTTTCTTAGTCTCACTACGAGTAAGTAACTCTTTGAGCTTTTGAGTATCCAAGCCAGTATCATTACTATAATTACGATAAATACTAGCCAACTGTTTATCTATATCCTTATAGGCTTGCTCATATATAGCTTTAACACGTTTTATATATTTCTCGCTTGATTTCTCAGCGTCGCTAAGCCTTTTTATTGCCCTTTTATCCCAGTAGGTAGATGTTTTCATATATTAAAACACCTCCTAGACATTTACAGCGTTATCAGTATCCATTTGACTATCTTGACTATCGTTGTCCATATTTTCTTTAACATTAGCGTCCTCGATTTCATTTTGTTTAAATAAATCGTCGTATGGGTCGCTAGGTTTCGCCTCGTCCTCTAGTCTTTTTAACTCAACCTCCTCGCTTGCGTCTTTAACAAACGATAATTGAGTTATCAAAGTCTCAGCTGGTAAAAAGTCAGCTAAATTATTTATCATTTGGCTAGTTTCAAAGTCGTTACTTGGTAGATTACGTTTAAACACAGCGTCAACGTCCTCAATAGGTACCTTTTGCATTTTTGACATCTTAACCAAAAAGTTATTGTATAACTCAAAACGCTCCATTAGTCCTTTTTCCATATAACGCTCTTTATTTTTAACATTTTGCTCAAACGCTAGTAATTTATATCTAATTGCTACACCACTAGAGTTATTAGCAAAGTTTTCGTCGCTCATATTAGGTACCATACTAATTTTGTGTATGTCGTTCTCAAGATTTTGTCTTAGTATATCTACTTGACCCTCGTTAAGTGTCTTAACTAGATACTCAGCTCTACCGTCGGCTGGTATATTAGCTAACATACGACTTACTTTTAGTTGGTCGGCTTGCTCCTCGTCAAAATCAAAACCATACATACATAGTATAGCGTCTACTAATTGCTCCTTATCATTTACCCTATCACTTTGTAGTAGGTTATATGCGTCAATTAAACTAATAACTGGCTCAAAATCTCCTAAAAGCTCGGGGTTATTCTTATAACATATTAAAGGTACCTTACCAAAAGCGTGGGCTTTAGGTTTACCTTGTTTTGTTAATGTTTTATCGCTACTTTTATAATGTATCTCTTGTTTATCGTCTACAAAGATAATATCCCAGTATTTAAAAGTTTCTCCTTTATAAATAGGTCTATATATAATAGCAAATAATTTATTATGCTCAACTGTATCGTCGTATACTATAACAGCGTTATCGTTGTCTATTTCACAGCTACGAGGCTCAGCGTCAGCATTTGCATATACATACTCATATTGATAACCAAAAATAGATATATCTTTAGCGATTTCAGTATCCAAGTCGTTAATAGTTTGCTTTTTATAAGCGTCTAATATCGGTTGAATATCGTAAGCGTCTTTACCGTCCTCACTTTTGCCTACTTGATAATCAACTGGGTTACCAAGTAAATAACCAACGTTAGTGTCGGTAATATATTTAGCGTGATTTATCATAACCTTATTATTTATCTCGGTTTGTTCTTTTTTACGCTCAAATATATCGTGTTTACCTATGTAATAATCACTAAGTCTTTTTAATCTACTTTTATATTTTTCGTTATATGCGATAACATCATTTAATACTAAGTTTGTTATCTCCGTATCCTTTGATAATGTATACATCTTACACCTCCTCTTACAAACCAATAGGTTTAGCGTAAACCTTTGGCGTCTTAGTTCCTTTTATGTATTTATTTAACCCATAACGTATAGCGTCTATCGTATGGTTAAATGTATCAACTGGCTCATTGATATACTCGCCAGTCTTTTTGTCTTTTTTCCACGTATAGTTTTCTAACTCCTCGATAACCTTATAACAACGCTCGTCTACTATAAGCTCGTATTGTTGTATCCATTGGATACCGTGAATAATAGAGCCTTTACCTTTTTCGGTAGGCTCTATATTGATACCTTTATCTTTAATCTCGTCAATACTCTTACGCTCAGCACTATCGCCATAAGACTTATCCTTAGATAGTCCTAGGTCTATCATTGTCTCAGCTATCTCGTCATTTTTCATACCTTTACGCACATACTCGCCACATACGTATATCTTTTTACGTATCGTGTCGATATAACCCCAAACAAGAGCGGACGGGTCGTTGATATATCCAAA